TTAAGCCACTCTAAAGAGTGGCTTTTTTGTTACCTCACTTTCGAGTGGCGATAGAATGGCGGTGGATTTTTTACCGCCACTTTGCTGAGGGCATAAAAAAACCCGCACGCGGCGGGCATTTAGCGAAAATTTATCAGAGCCACAATGGTCGCTGACCACCAACAGTCGGGTGCGGCGGTGCCGGGTCGATGGATCCCGGAGTAACAATAAAGCGTTCTATCGTTTCCATAGTCATAAACGTACAACTGCAGTTGATATTCTGGCACTGGTGGTAGCGCTCTTTCGTATTTTCGGTTAGATAGCGGCTTGTTCGCGCATGTGCGGCATGATGGCACTTCGGACAATGAAACATAACCCACCTCTTATTCTCAATTCGTGAACCAATAATAATCACTAATTCACTTTTTGTGAATACATTTTATTCATCATCCGATTCCGCACTGTACTCCACATCAGAGAGTTTGACCTCAAGCTCTAAGCCCGTCGTGAAGCCACTTTTATTCATATTGTGAGTCACCTTACTGATTAACCAAGATTGCTCGTCTATGACGCGCTTAAAGCCTGACACGCGCACCGGTGTCTCAGGGAATAAATCAACCCTACCAAGCGCCAGCGTAATTGAAAACTCTGCAACGCCTCGCTGCAGCTTATCCCACTTAGCCTGAGCGGCGCGCATCGCCTGCGCTCTGGAAGCGTAGACCGTCGTCAGTGCCAGCACGTTATCGGCCTCACCGACCATATACTCACCTTCGCGAGCCTCCGGCTCTTTTCTGGACTTCGTCTTTTTGCTAACCGGCTTTGCTTTCGGGTGTTCCAGTGCGCGAAGGTGCTTCTCTTTTGGCTGGCGTTTCAGCGTCACTTTCTGTTTTTGCGGCTTCGGGTCTTTGGTGTGCAACCATTTAGCTGTTACACCGGTATAAGCTCCGCGGTCGGCAATGGCAAACTGATGGCGGTCGCCGTCACTGCGGGTCAGCGTCATTTGTGGAATGGGCTTACCGCTGGCCGTCAGCGCACTACCGGCTTTCAGAAACAGGAGCTTTCCCGCTTTAACCGATACAGTCGCTCCGTTTCGGTCAGCCAGCCGGGTAAGAAATACCGCGTCGGATTCCTGCGACTGGTCGATATGCGGTACCGGGATTTGTTTCAGCGAATCCGCGACGCTGGCCGTCAGTTTGTTACGCTTTGCAATGGTGCTTACCAGCTCACCGAGGGTGGTATCGTGCCATGATTCTTCACGTCGTGAATTGAGCGTTCCGCGAAAGTCTGCGCTACGCGCCCGGATGGTCAGGGTATCAGGCGCGCCCCGGTGCTCAATCTCATCGACCGTAAAATCGCCTTTATTCAGTAGCGCCGAACCCTGCCAGCCAAGCCACAGCGTCAGCACCGCCCCGCGCAGGGGTAACTCGACTTTGCCGTCGGTGTCGTCGAGCTCAATGTCGAGCTGGTCAGCCTCAAACCCCCGATTGTCGGTCATGGTGAGAGAAATCAGCCGGTCACTAAAATTGCTGGTAATGTCCTGGCTGTTCAGCGTTAGCATAAATGCCGGTGCAAGACTGGCACCGGCGTCAATGGTCATGCCCGTAATCATGTGGTCAGCCCTCCGAGCGCACCCTGCAGCTTATCGGTCAGATTACCGGCAGAGCCGAGAAGCTCGCTCGCCTGTTTATTCAGGTCGCCAAACATTGCCGTCAGTGATTCATCGACCCGTTTTAGCGAAAGCGTGAAATCAATCTTTCTTGCCGCGCCATCGCTGAAAAACTCGGCGTGCGTGGTCGACACCTTATCGATGATATACATCCCGAGGATTTTGCCAGTCCCCTCAATCAGCGGCCACGCCCTGCCCTCATCGGCCATCAGTTCCACAGCCAGCAGGGATATATGACCGCCGGTAATGGCAGGGTAAAGTGTACCGGCAAGCTGTATTGAGGTTTCCCCCTCGCCGAGAAACTGATATGCAGGCGGTTTACCTACCCGGTCATTAGACGCCCAGCGGTAATCTTTCGAATGCTGCATTGACTGATAAGGCAGAGTACGGAGTTCAAAAACAAACATTCCCAGCGCAAGCATCATCGTTTTATCCTTCCTCAGAAATCGTGGGTCATACTGGCACGCTGGCGCGCACGTTTATCACGTTCAATCTGTTCGAGCGTGTCGCGTAACTGGCGGTCAAGCTGATGCCCCGGCGCAACACCACCCGGCAGAGTGATGTTGTATTCGCTTTTGCTCTGGTCAATATAAGAGCGCCCCGCCGGTGCGGTAACGGGCTGATAAGCCTGATAGCCGCCATATGTGCTGGTTGCCGGGATATAGGAATTACCCTGCATGGCGGCGTTGGTTCTGGCGGCGGTCTGGTCGATGTTGCCTGACTCTTTGTTGATAATGCCGAGCTTTTCGAGAAGCCAGTCGACACCGCTGCGCAGCTTGTTAAAAACATTGAGCGGAGCCATCAAGGCCGAAGCCAGTGCCTGACCAAATATAACGCCGACATTTTTGCAGCTATCGAGCGTCTCCTGTGTGGCCTTCACCGGTGCAATCAGGTCTTTAAACCATTGCCAGACTCCGCGCAGCTTCTCACCGAGTCCGTCAAAAATGGGTGCCAGTGGCGTAAATATTTCCCCGACCGGAGCAAAAGCACTCATGATGCCCTCAATCACCCCCGAGAAAAATGCGCTGATGGGCTCCCAATATTTGCGGATGAGTAGCGCCCCGGCCACAATCGCCGCACCGACGGCCACAATCGGCCAGGTAATCGCACCGAGTGCGGTCACAATGGCACTACCAGCAACAGTAAAGACCGTACCCAACACGCCAGCAGCGGCGATAATGGCGTTAATCCCCATGACAACCGGCCACGCAACGAGACCAATGCCGCCGATGATACCAATCAGAGCAAGTGCGCCACCGGCAATAATGCCGATGGTCTGAGCCAGTCCTTTATTCTTCTGGATCCAGCCGTCGAGCTTTAACACATATTTCGTGGCCGTTTGCGTGAGTTTACGCAGTGAGCCCTCTTGCTGGTCAAAAAGGTCGGTACCGACAGCCTCATAAGCCGACTGGAACTCTTTAAAGTCGCCGCCGAGGTTATCCTGCATAACCTTAACCAGTTCCTCGGTTTTACCGTCCGAGGCTTTAAACGCGGCAGTGAGCCGGTCAAGTTTGCCGCTTGAGGCTGCCTCCATTAGCACCGCCGCCGCCGAGCTGGCCTCCTCGCCGAAAATGGTTTTCATGTACTCGCCGCGCTGGCTTGTCCCGAGGTTGTTTTTCTCAAAGCTGCGCTGCATTTCTTTCAGGATGGAGAATATCGGGCGCGTGTTCCCCTTGCTGTCGGACGTTTTGACGCCGAGTTCCTTAATGGCCTCAAACGCTTTTCCGGTGGGAGCCTGCAGGCGGCTGAGAATGGCGCGGCTACCCGTGCCCGCCATTGACCCGGTGATTTTGGCGTCGTGCAACGCACCGACCATTGCAGCGGTTTGCTCGATGCTCACCCCGGCATTTTTCGCCACCGGCGCGGCATAGGTCAGCGCGTCGCTCAGTCCGTCAAAATCGGCGGCGGTTTTGTTCATCGTCATCGAGAGAACGTCGCCAATGTGAGCAATCTTGTCGTTTGAAAGTTGAAACGCTGATTTCATCCCGGTCAGCAGCGCAGCGTTTTCCTCCATTGAGCGCCGGTTTGACAGCGCCATATTCAGCGTGACTGGCGTCGCTGCCTGAATGGCAGCAGCGTCACCGCCGCTTTTCGCAATGATGATTTGCGCGCTCGCTGCATCATCTGCAGAGGCTGCAGTATTATCGCCGAGCTGGCGCGCCTGTTTGCGCAGCGCCTGCATTTCTGGCGACTGCTTTTCGACCCCGAGCACAGCCTGCAGCTCGGAATTTTTCTGCGCAAAGTCATAACCGGGCATCAGTAATTTAACCCCGGCCATCGTTCCCGCCGTCGCAATACCGACCCCGGCAGCACCTGCAGCAGCCATGTTACCGGCAAGCTCTTTACCTGATTTATATCGTTCTTTCACCCGGCTTAATTTCGCCTGCTGCGCACTGATGCGCGCCAGTGCCTCACGCTGTCGGTTAAGCTGCACCGTCGTTTCGCTGATGGAGGTTTTGAGCCGACGCTCATCGGCAGACAGGGTGCGGGTATTGATACCGGCCTGCATCAGCTCGGAGCGCTGGCGCTGTACCGATGTTCTCAGGCTGTTATATTTCGTCTGCAGCTCAGAGGCGGCACGTTTTGCCGCTTCGAGCGCCTGCGCCTGCGCGCGGGTCGGACTGGTGGTGTTTTTAAACTGCACAGCCAGTTCACCGGCTTCGCGCTTTGCCTTGTCAAGCGCCTGACCAGTTACGGCCAGTTGCGCGCTTGCCTTACGAAAGCCGTCGATTTTCGACGCCTGACCATTCAGGTCGCGCAGACCCTTTTGTGTGTTGCGAATATCACCCGACAGGGTTTTACTCGCGGTCTGGATGGATTTAAGCGGTCGGGTCGCCTGGTCGACCGCTTTCAGCAATACCTCAAGCCTCAGGTTATTACTCATTGTGGTTTCCGCTACGCTGTAGCGCCTTTTCGCGCCATGTGATGAGCTCGGTCAGGCTCAGGGAACAGAGTTCTGATGGCGGCCAGTGGAATATCACTGCGATATCCGCCATCAGGTCATCAGTCGACAGGTCTGGCGGGAAGTCTATTCCGCCGAAGCCGGTGACAAAAAACCAATCACCTTAGCGGCCAGCGACAACATATCGGGCAGGTTCATCGCGGTAAGCTCCTGCGCGGTGAGCGCGGGGTAGGTCATGCGGGGCAGTACCTTAATCAGGGCGTCGACTTCGGACTGCGCCACCGCCGCCAGACTGACGCCGCGCAGGGTACCGGCGTTCGGCTCAATCAGGGTGACTTTATCAATCGTCTGACCGGCGCGCTTAATCGGTTTGTCCAGGGTCACGACGTTCGGGTTTACGGTGTCAATTTCATTGCCAGCCGTATCAATAAATTCAGCGGTTTTACGTGGTGCTTTTGCCATGATGCTTTTCTCTGTTCTGAATGGGGTTAATAACCGGCCAGCAGTGCTGACCGGTCAGGGAATTACAGCCCGATTGCGCGGCGGTGCTGCTCCAGACGGTCGACGCCGTTCACCTTCTCGACCATGTTGACGGTGTCGATTTCGATGACGTCGCTGCCATCAATCGTGAGGCGGTAGTAGGTGCAGACAGTCGACAGTTTGGTCGAGGTGTTTTCACCCTGCTTATTCTCGCCGCCGTCGATTTCTTTATGACGGCCACGCATGACCACCTCGACCGCCACGATTTCGCCGGTGTCGTCGCGCTGGTAAGAACCAGCAAAACGCAGCGGCACAGCATCAGCGCCCGGGGCGGCGTACTGTGCCCACAGAGCCACATCAGGCAGGCCGCCGACAGACCATTCGACGGTTAATGCATCGTCGTCGAGGCCGAGGTCAATCGCTGCCGCGCCATTCATACCGCCGCCGCGATAGTTTTCGAGCTTGCGGGTCAGCTTCGGCAACGTCACGGATTCAACAACACCCATGTAGCTGAGGCCATCGTTGAACATATTCAGGTATTTGAGTTTACGGGGTAGTGCCATGTTGTTTCAGGCTCCTTAGCTGTTGACCGATTCAGCCAGATTCACCAGATATTTATCGGTGATACGCTGGCGCATGGTCAGGCTCTCCAGAGGCGGAACCGGCGTATAGTCGTAGTCGATATACAGTTTCCCGGCTTTCAGGGTTTCCTTGTCGTTCGATTCCTCGTCGAACCAGCATTCACCGTCCACGATGTAGCCGTTTGTTTTCAGCTCGCGGAATTTGGCATTGATGCCGTCAACAATGTCACGAATGAGCGTGGCGGTAATAGGCTTATCGACCGCCCACATGTGCGCCTCAGCCATCGTGTCGGCCAGTACCTGCGCGGTACGGGTGAAGTTCTCAAACAGAAAAAGCGGGTCATCTGAGCAGGTGCGGTTACCCCAGAAACGGAAACCGTCCTTGCGTACCAGCGTCGTAATCCCGGCCTTGTTGAGCAGGTCAGCATCGGTGCCGGATGCCTGCAAATCCCAGAACACTGAGGCGCTGATGCCGGTAACGCCCTGTACACCAACGTTAGACAGGGTTTTGTGCCAGCCGACAGTCTGGTCGATGTAAGCACGCAGGCCGAGTGCACGCGCAGTGGCGTAAGCAGTTGCGGTGGCATTTTTGACGGTGTCCCACGCGAGGAAATCAGGCCAGATAACCATCAACTCACGCTGGCTGAAATTCTCACGATAGGCTATCGCCTCGGAAATGGTTTTACAGCCCCATGCGCTGACATAACCAAAGGCGCGCAGGCTGATACAAACCGACGCAAGTGCAGTTGCAACCTCCTGCGTATCGAGACCCGGCACACCGAGAATGCGCGGCTTAACACCGGTGACCGCTTCGGCAGTTAACAGCGCCTTGATACCGGTGTACTTACCGTTCTCATCCGTGCCGCCGATAATGTTGGATGTGGTCTGCGCTTCTGCGTCGTCTCCGGTACCTTCGGCAACACGCACGACAACGGTGACAGGCTTTGACTGGTCGGCGATTGCCTGCAGGGAAGCAGACAGCGTGCCTTTTTTACCGGCTTTCGCAATGGCGCTTTGCACATTGGTAATCAGTACCGGTTCATTGAGGGGAAAAAGCGTGGCATCTGCATCGCTGGCTGTACAAACCATGCCGACGACCGCAGTCGCTACTGTGGAAATAACACGCGTACCGTCATTAATTTCGATGACCTGCGTGCCGTGGTGAAAATCACTCATCCGGTTAACTCCGTGGTTAAGGGGTGAGTATATTTTCAGGTCAGTACACAAGAGGGGGCTATTTGTACCGGCTGTCAGGTTGATGGCACAACGACAGGAAAAAGAAAAGGCGGGTAATAAACCCACCTGAATATTTAGCGTGGTATATCCGGCCAGTCAGGCGCAGATGTATCCACCCTGTTTACCATTACCCTGTATTTTTTCCACTCGCTGAGCTGCGCTCTCTCTTCACTCGTAGCGATATCAAGCTCAACTGCATCCTGTAATGGCGCTATTTTCGTCAAAGCCATTTGCAGAAGGTTGTTTTTTGTCCCTTCCGCTTCAATAAGTCGTGCTGCAGCTTCCGCAACTTCATCTTTCACCCATGCCTTACCATCCCATTTCTGGTATTGACTCTCTGGCGAAACTGATGTGACATTTTCAGGCAACGGCCCGGGTTCGGAGATATAAACCTGATTACCGGTTGTTGTGTCATAAACCGTTTCACCTCTGTGGTCTTCATGCAGAGTCCACGTCTGTGTTTCAGCATCAAATATCGCAATATGGCTGGTCGGAATTTCAGGAGGGGCGACATCAGTACAATTAGCCGGTAATCCAGTGTGCGGCGGGATATACGCATCGCCCGCACCAATAAATTCGTTAGTATCTGAACGCAGATTGAAAATTTTAATTGTCTGCGCTTTGCTGCTCATTTTAAAAGTCATTATGCCAGCCTCACTATGTAGTTAAATGCAATGTTTCTAACCGTGGTTTCCGCATTACCATCTGCGTCCACTATAACGACGTGTCCGTGTGGACCGATGTATACGGAGTGTTCGTGCGGGCCAATCCATGTGGTATGTGCGTGATCGCCATTCCAGCTTGTTAACTGATTATTTCCGTCACGCTGAACGCGAGTTTTTCCACCGATTGAGTCACCACCATATAGTCCGCCAGCCGAATGGTTATGACCGCCTGTTGTATCGGAACTCTTCGTGCCGTAATCAAAGGATGAGGTAGCTTTCGCCCCTAAGTCGGTATCCTGCGCCCTGGCGCTGTGACTGTGCGATTTGTTACCGTCCAGTTCTTGCGACAGCACTGCACGTCCACTGACAGGCTTACCTTTGATTGTCCAGCCTCGCATGTCCGGAATCGTGCCGGATGGATATGCTATTGCCAGTAAGGGATAAACGTTCTTATCAAATGCCTGCCCCTGCATCAGGGCATAACCGGCAGGGATAGTGTCAGATGGCCACGGAAGGGGAACACCGGGCGGACACGACATCATGGGACGCCAGGTAAAACCGGAACCATTGGTTGCGTCCCAGCGCGCGCCAATCCAGGTGTTACCAATTGAGTCTGTTATCAGAACGGCGCAGCCGTCTACGCAATCGCGTTTGGCAATCACTTCCAGGAAAACATAATCGTTTACCGGCAATATTGTTGCCGGAGCTTTATTGCTGGCAAACCGGCGTGCGCCAGACGGCAGGCTGCTCAAATCATCGGCGGAGCTTACCCACATAACGGGCTGAGCACCAAGACCGATCTGGGTGTCGTCAATGGCTTTTTTGGTGGTGATAATGCGGGCGTCGTCACCTGCAGCTACAGTGTCTGGTGTGGTGCCGACATTGAGTGTAGCGCTGTTGCCAAGCTGGAGGGACTGACGGGCCTGCTGGATGTTTGTCAGGTCAGCGAGGTTGCGTTCTTTGGCAAGGCGCTTGTTGGCGTTGTCCATCGCAATTTTGACCGCTTTTGGCGTGGCAGCCTGATTTTCATCATTACTGTCGGTTACACTACTTAGTTGTACAATCCCTTTACGCGTTGTGGTGGCGTCCTGAGCCGTATATTTCGCATCAGCAAGATCATATGCTGCCTTAACAGCTTTCGGCGTCGCTGCGAGCGTTTCAGACTCGCTGTCAGTCGCGTTACTGAGCTGAGTAAACCCTTTTTCTTTAAGAGTGGCATCAGGATGACGACGGGATTTTTCATGTTCGGCGAGCCTGTCGTCGACATAATCCTGCGTCGCCATCACCATCGTTGAGTCAATGGACAGCGCCACAGACTCGACACTGCTGACAATAATGACCATGCGGCATGTCTGCGCACGCCCTGAGCCCTCAGCCAGTTCTGGCTTGTAGCTTTCGGCCATATTGGCAACAGCAATCAGCGTCCCTTCATCGTCGTAAAGGCCAAGCTCACGCATCCAGAAGCCGCCCACCTCCGGCGGAATAACCAGCTCGGCCACAATGTAATTACTGTACCGGTTGTCCTGGCTGATTTTATTCAGAGTATGACGCCAGACCTCATTAACAAGCTGCGTCTGACCGACATCAGGCTCCGGCAGCTTTCCGCCGCCGTCACCAACAGCCATAACGTTAAGATTTATTTTCTTACCGCCCGGCATGGTGGCTGCAGCAAGCTTAGCGGCTCCGGCAGTGGTGATAACGGTTTTAAATTTCGTGCTCATTATTCCTCACTTATCCCGGGTAAACCGTAATAATATCGCCGTCGCAGGACACGCCGCCGGTATACAAATAACCGGGAATGTCCTGGACAATATTCAGGCCAGTCAGATGACGACTGGCTGGTTTTGCATCCGCAATCAGTCGTTCCATTTCGAAATACATTTCCTCGGTAATGCCACTTTCAAGCACCCCGATATCAAGCCGGAATGTGCCTGGCGGGTCGCCGCTTTCCCACCATTCCGTTACATTGATGACATAGCCGAGTGGCTCCACTACCCGACGGATTGCGCCGATAGTCCCCTTGTGGCAGTGAATGAAATATGCATCACGGATAACGGCACGTTTTGTTCCCTCCGGCCAGTTCTCATCCCACCGGTCGACAGAAAACGCCCACGCCAGCCACGGCAGCAAATTTTCCGGACAGGTGTCAGGGTTCCACAACGCGCGGATGTTGACCGGCGTTCTTTCAATCTCGGCACATGCCCTTGCGGCGGCAACCTCCAGTGGCGATGAGCCTACCGGCAGCAATCGTGAGTCATTCATCAGAGCCCCCGATTACAAGGCTGTAGTCAGTGCAAAAGGACGCCTGTGTGTTATCGAGAACAATATCCGTGACCGGTGCCGCCAGCTCCACCCGCTGAACACCCTCAACATGCAGGGCGGCATAAATCGCTGATTTACGGATATCGCGCCCGAGGCGGTGCTGCGCGCTGATATAGGCTTTCAGCTTTGCCTCAGCCGCCGCCCTGATGGGTTCACTTTCCGGGCCGGGATAAAGATAAAGCGTGGCGTTAATCTGGTAGTTAACAATTTCGGCTGACTGTACCGTCACCCGGTCAGCGACCGGCCTGACATCTTCTGCGTTCAGGGCATTGCGCACAATTGCAAGCAGTTCCTCAGATGCGACGCCGTTGTTTTCACGAGACAGCACGGAAATCGTCACACAGGCTGGCGACGGGCTGATAACTGAAATATCGCCGACGCGCCCGTCAGCACTACGGCCATGATACTGGTACGATCCGACAGACCCCGCCACGCTCAGTCCCTCAAAAGCCTGCTGTATACGCAGACGATAATCTGCGTCGAGTTCCATTTCTGCCGGAGTGGGTGGAATGGTGGTGTCATCAGCAGGCGTGACGACAAGGCGCTCAACACTGAAATTCGCCCCGATATTATCGAGGTCACTGTCTATGGCATAAGCCAGCATCACTGCGCGTGCAGCTTCATTGACACGCTGACGCCAGATAACCTCGCGGTAGGCGTTTTCCTGCAGCAATTTAACAATTGGCTCAGACTCAAGTGCGAGCGTCCGGGCGACGGCTTCCTGTTGGTCTTCGGGATAGAGCGAAATCAGCGTCGCAATGCGTTCCGCAAGGATGGTTTCATAGTCCAGTTCCTCAACCACGTCGGGAACGGGTAACTGACTCAGGTCAACTGTTGCCATAGTGATTTAACTCAGTGAAACAGTGGTTGAAACTGACGCACCGGTATCGGTACGCATCCCGGTAATATCGACATACATTTCGCCAGTGTCGCCGCGCTCAAAGCTGATGGAGATAAGCCTGATGCGTGGTTCCCATTTCTGGATCGCGGAATAGCACGCAACCATGATTTGCAGCCTGAGCGCCGGGTTTTGCGGCATGTCAATCAGCGCAGACAGGAGCGAGCCATATTCACGACGCATTACCCGCGAGCCGACCGGCGTCAGCAGAATGTCGCGCATGCTCTGGCTGATATGCTCACTGTCACTGATACCTATGCCGATATTGCGGTTCATCCCCAGATAACGCGCTGTCATTTTGTGCCCTCCGTCCAGTTCCCGCCCCGTTGTACGCCGCCGTGACCGTGGTTATCGACCTGCACGCCGTTTGATTTCAACGTGCCACCGGTATGTTCGATGTTTCCCCGCATGGTGCCGCCTTTCTGCACCTCAAGCGTCGCCGTCGTCAGTTTGTTGGTGCATACCACCTCCGGGGTGTCGAGGGTGATACGTTCTGCCGCTTTTACCAGTACCACCGGCACGGTGGCGGTAATGGACTCCGATGCCGTCACATCGGCAGTCTTGATGCCGCTGACCGTCAGTGCACCGGTTTCCGGCTCATACTCCATAACAGCGTCGTCGGGGAACACCACATGCCACGCATCCGCCGAGGCTGACGGGGCAGGGTTATCGTCGGAGAAAATCCCCGGCAGCACGAAAGCAGTATCAAGCTCGCCACCAATTGCCAGCAGCAGCACCTGCTCACCGACCGAGGGAGCCCACCATGTCCGCGAACGACCGGCGCGGGTGGTCAGCCAGTTCAGCCATGCAGTCTGGATCCCGCCGCTTTGTACGCGGCACAGCCCCTGCGCGGTATCGACCTCAGTCACCACACCTGAGCGGATGAGGTTGCGAATCGCGCGCGCGAGCTCCTGTATTGTGGATAACGTATTCATAGTGCAAGGATGCCTCTGGTCTGGAGTCGCGCCAATTCGCGCGGCTCCGGTGGTGGTTCACACAATATTTATTTACCGAGATGCCTGATAATGATGTCTTCAATCATCTGCTCATCGTCGCGGGTGAAACCGAGCAACGGGCGCGCCGCGTACTGCACATCCCGGCTGTGACGGTTTGGCCGGTCTTTGAGTCCATACTGATGCACCCGCGCCATGCGCTGTACCCTGCCGGTAAATTCCACCACCGCCGCACTGTCGCTGCCTTTGGCTTTCATAAAGCGGTTAGTGCGCAGTCTGGCGAACATTTCGCGCCTGATACGGCCTTTCTTACTTCGCACCGGCTGGCGCTTTCGGGCGGCATACGGGGTGCCGTCGGGTGCCTGCTGTCGCCTGATGCGCTGCTGCTGACTGGCGCGCAGTTTTTTTGCAATGTCAGCCGCCATTTGACGACGCGCCGCCGGTGACAGGCTGGCAATCAGACCGGCAAGGCGCTCCTGCAGCGCGGTTAACTCACTCATCCCACTTACTCACCAGCTCGCCGTTAACGTACAGCTCGACCGGGCGTGTCACTGGCTCAGGCAGCGGTGGCTCAGGGGCATAGCTGACATGCAATGCGCCGTCGACCTCTTTGACGAGCGTGCGCTCGGTGAGTCTCAGGCTGATACTGATATCGAGCGAATCGTCGTTATTGATATCAATCATCCATGTGAATCCTTTCTCCCGCCCGTCGTCGGTGGTCATAATGTCCGGCTGATGCTCACGCAGCCATGCCTGTACCGGCACAAATATCAAATCGAGGTCGCCGGTAAAGTCAGTCACCACCACGTTAAGCACGTACACCTTTTCAAACGACAGCGAGCTCTCCAGTCGGGAATCCGTATGCCCGTTATCAGCGAACAGGCGCAGCATATCGGGGTTGTTTCGGAGCTGCGGCACGGCGTTAATCAGCGCCTTGCGCAGGCTTTTGTGCTTCTGCATCGAGTTCATCCTGACAGTGTTTGACGATTTTGACCTGCAGCGCGCAGGCGGTCAGCGCGCCCTCAAGACGGCGGATATCAGCGCTCAGGTCACCATTAGTTTTCGGATCACTTCCCGGCATCGGGCAAAGGCTCACCCTCGGGCATCCGCTGACCACAATCACCGGCGCTGGCGCAGGCGGCGCGGGTGTGCAGCCTGCGCACAGCATCAGGCAGAGGAGCGTTATACCAGCGGCGAAAGGCTTCATTTTCATCAAGTAACCTCGTTATCGTCTGCTCGCGGCGGTTTGCTTCTGCGCCTGCCTTTGCGAGCTGTTCGCGCAGTGCCACCTGCGCGGATTCATTACGTCGGGCGAGCTGACCGGCGACACTGAGCTGATTTTTCAGCATGCCAATCGTCGCCTTTTGCTCGCTCGCAACGCGGTTTGCCGTCTCAAAGGAGCGGGATAAATTGCCATTCTCATGGCGCAACCACATCAGACCGAGCACGGCCAGCACAAACAGCGTTATCAGGACTTTCATGCCACCACCCCGCCAGCCGTGCGCCAGACGGTAACCAGCTTTTCGAGACTGTGCTCGCGCTGGCCGTAACCGGCACCCGGCAATGACGCCCAGATATTCCGGCAACGGGAAACAGCACGCTCAATACGCCCCGCCCGGATATCGTCAATAGCACCGCGCTCCCGGATTAACTGGATCGCGAGCTTGTCCTGCGACAGTGGGCTGAAATCAGGCAATGCGAGCTGTTTTTTATAGTGCGGCCAGAACATATAAAGCTGCTGGTAACGCCCCGATGCCGTGGATTTCTCGCCACGGCGATTAAACACTTTCGGTGGTCGGCCATGTGCGAAAGGGTGGTCGCTGTAATCGGTGAAAATCTCTGGCCTGCCATCAAGGCCGGTAACAATGACGTCGTAGCCACGGTTTTTCGTCAGCGGATGGTTCGCCGTTCCTTCGGAATACGCCAGCATGTCCAGAAAGGCGGCGATATTCTGGTGAGTATTAATGACCGGCATCGCCTTCCCCCTTCTGTGACTTAAAGCGGCGCTGAATGGCGATTTCCACCACCTGATAACCGGCAATACCGAGCATGGATCCAATACCGCACACAGCGGGCAGTGACATATCAGGAAACTGCACCAGAACAACACCGGCGACCATTGAGACAAAACCGCCGAGCAACATGCGCCCGATAAACAAACGCGGGGTGATGGGTTCACCGCCTGCCAGCACTTTTCCGACCACAATCAGTGCCCCAATCACAAACAGTGACAGGACGCCTTTTTCCCCTTCTGTCATGGTTTACTCCCAAAGATTGATAGTTTCAGTTACGGGTGAAGACGGCACATCGGGCAGGTCAATTGCCGTGCCATGCGGCAGAATGACGCCCAGCTCAGACAGGCCGGGATTAGCCTGCAGCACCGTTTCAACAACGCCCTCAGTGCGCCCGTAATACCGGGCGCAAATCACGTCGAGGGTGTCACCCTGCATCGACCTGACCTTCATCAGAGCTGGCCCACGATGCAGCGCGGTTTGTCCTGCAGACGCGCGACCGACCAGCGCATATCCCGCCACAGGTCATCAATGGTGGTTTCGACGCTGTCGGCTTTTTTGTCACCCTTGCCGGTGGCTTCAACACCGCGATAGCGCTCATACAGGGTGGCGGTTGCCATCGCCGTCACGGCGCTCAGATAGTGGAAAATACGCACATTCTCGCCGTCGATTTCCTCAGCAGGCACGTCGGCCAGATGCTTAAACCCGGCGGCAGTCTGGCGCAGCCGGTAGTCGTAAAGCTCCGCATTGGTTTCCGCCATGCCGGTTCTGATGGCATGGCGCAGACGCGCATCGGAAACCGTCTGCTCAAGCCGCATCAGCTCGCGCACGCGCTTCGGATCCACATCAGGGAAAAAGAACGTGTTTTTAATTACTGCATCGCCCGTCTCCGGTACGGGAATCACCACGCCCGGTACGTCCTGTGGTTCGTCGGGCTGGTTCAGAATCACTGTCGTCATGACAACCTCATCAGGTTGGGCGGTGGACGCCGGTCGCCGTCAGGGTCAAAACCCGCTTTGACCGGCGTGCCGCCCGGCTCGGGGAGCGTTCAGTTAACCGGCGGTTTTTACCGCCTTTGGTGGACGCCCGCGCTTTGCTGCCGGTCTGGCGACAGGTTTGCGCGTACGCGGTTTAGTCGTTTTACGGGGTGGTGCCTCCGCTTTTGGCTTCAGTGCGCGTTCCAGCCGCTCAATCTCCTTGCGCACACCGGCATTGCGGTCGAGCTGCATCGCGCGCTGAAACTGCGCCAGCGCCTCTGCATTCATACCGGCATCACGCAGGGTCAGGCCTGTCACCTTATGCAGACGGGCGCGCACCATATCGGGAACGTCAGCACCGTCGGTCAGGTCGATAGTGGTCTGCAGCCAGGAAAGGTCGACAGACTCACCGGCATCGCGCAGACGCTGCGCGGCAAGCGCCACTTCCTCAACCAGCATGTAAGGTGTTGTGCGGCGATGGTCAGAGGTGAGGCCGTATTTCAGCGCGTAGGGGGCAATTTCCAGCGCGCCAGCGATATCACCGGCATCAAGACGCCACAGCATGACGGTCATAACAATGTCATCCTGCGCACCACGCCCATCAGTCAGCACACCGGCGACCCACGGCGCATAGAACGGCAGCAGCTCGCGCTTTTTCTCGGCTTTACGTTCGTTTGAACGGATGTTTTTTAACGTGCGGCGGTCATCGGCCAGCTTAACCAGCATCTGCTCATAGGCGGTTGCATGGCGCAGCGGGGCTTGTTCCCGCTGCGCGGCTTGAGAGGCCGAGACCCGCATCATGTGACGCTGTGCGGGGCTCGTCATGGTTTAGGCTCCGCTTTCCGGTGCTGCAGGTGCAGTGAAATCGCCCAGGGTGATGTTTTCCAGCAGGCACCCGGCGGCATACGCCTCGACCACATAGTCGATATTCATCGACTCGTAGTTTTCCACGCAGTCTTTTTTCGGGTTTTCATCAATGCTGCGGCGGTGGCTCTCATCCATGAAATAGATAGAGAGGTTTTCCAGCGTGGTCACTAACACGGCATTCGCCGGGAAGTACGGCACACGCACAGCAGGCAGGTTGCCGATTCGCTTCTGGCTGATGATGATATCTGCCGCGAGCGCCTCGCTGTTTTCCTGCGGCTTGTTCACCAGCGGGAAATATTTGTCGGCCAGCAGCTTACGACCAACGATGGCAACGAGTTTCGGGTCATCCTGATAAACCTCGTCAATCAGGTTATTGGTCGCATCCATCACCAGCGCGTCGAGGTTCTCATAGTCGCCGTTTCGACCAACGCGAATCACTGCCGAAACGACCTTACCGTCAGCATCGGTGATATTGCTCATCACACGCGCCGGGGCTTCATTGCGGTATTTCTGCAGCCAGCCGACGGCCACATCCTGCAGCATCGGATTTTTGGTGCGGTCAGAGGTGGCGGCGCGGGTGGTACCGTTAAAACCGGCCATGATGAAATCGAGCGCCTGACGCTTGACAATGGCGTCGCGGATGCGGCGCTGGAAGTCCTGAAAACGCGCCCACAGGTCGAGGGTTTTATATTTCAGGTGGAAGTCAAAGTTAATCTGGTCGCACTCGTACTTGTTGGATTCAAGCGCGGTGAAGTCTGCGGTCTTACGCTCATCATCGCCCGAGGTATCAGTCGTGCTGGCGATAGTACCGGTCACACCGACGCCGATTTTCTCACCCTTCATTTCTGCGACCGGCAGAATATTAATCGTCTGCAGAAACGCGGATGACTCCTGCACTTTGTTCATCAGCGTTTGCGTGACGGACGGCTCGACGGTGAACTTTTTACTGACGTCATCAGTGCTGATGCCGTTCAGCTCAGCGACGCGGGTCAGATAGGCATTAAACTTGAAACGGGTTTCCGGGCGCATAGTCTTTCCTGTTTGAATTTATCGGTTAGTCACTGCATCGGGCGGGGTTGCCGCCCGGTTTCTGTTCTGCGGTTTATCAGCAGTCGGTCAGCAGCTCATCGCCACCGCCGCCGCTGGCTTTCGTGCGTCGCGGCTGGCTGAAACTTTCGGTTTTGTCGAGGGTGGTTTTCAGGGCGGAAAATGCCTGGCTGGTTTCTTCAACCTTGCCGGTCAGTTCCTGTTTAAAGGTGGCAAACGCGGTTTCCATATCGGAAAGACGCTTATCCTGCGCAGTGAGGTTGGTCTGCACATGCTCGCTGACGGCGGTCACCGCCTCATGCACATCATTCATGCGCGCATCGTCGCTGACCTGCTTACGGCTGAAAATGGCTTTCACTTTGTCAGTCAGGGCGGTAAATACCGTTTCCGGTTGGTCTTCAAACTCCAGCTCGGCAAGCGTTGCCGCTGAAATCAGGTTTTCAGGGTTAGCCTTAAAGCGGTTAAGCGGGTTGTGTTTTGCATTGCGACAGAATTCGAGGTATTCGGTGCCGAGGCTTGCCGGGTCATCGGTCACAGCCAGACCAACGAGATAGCATTTGCCGGTATTGGCAAAATTCGGCTGAATTTCCATTGAGGTGTAGACCTTCTGCGCGGCTTTATTCATCGCAATAAGGTCATCGGTCGGGGTGATTTTAGCGAACAACGCCCATTTGCCGTTAAGCGCAGAATCGTCGTCAATTTTCTCGGCTTTCAGCTCGACCACATCGCCATAACGCTTGAATATGCCATCAGGCAGCAGGCCGCGCAGGTGTTCAAGGTTGATACGGCAACCGTAGACGCGCGGGTCATAGGTTTCGGCCATTTCCTGAATATCACTGGCGCTGATAATGCGCCCGTCGCAGGTATCACCCTCGACGCCAATGCGAAAGAATTTTGAGACTTTTTTTGCCATTGTCAGGAGTCCTGAGGTTAGGGTTACTGGTCAACGCCAGTTTCCAGACTCAGGGCACGCCAGACCACTAACGACGGCTGGACAATCGCCCACACAACAGCACCTTAGCGAATCACTGACGGCCATTAAGTAGCCTTGCCCTGAATCCACTACGGCGAGGCATCAATGACCATTTCCACCGATACAACCTTGTTGCATGACCCGCGACGACAGGCATCGCTGCTTTACTGGCAGGGCTTTTCCGTGCCACAGATTGCCGAAATGCTGCAGGTCAAGCGCCCGACCGTGCAGAGCTGGAAACAGCGCGACGGCTGGGACGGCATCGCACCGATTTCCCGCGTCGAAAGCAGTCTTGAGGCGCGTCTAATTCAGCTCATTTCCAAGCCGCAAAAATCAGGCGGTGACTTTAAAGAGATTGACCTGCTCGGGCGGCAGATTGAACGGCTGGCTCGCGTCAACCGCTACAGCCAGACCGGCAACGAGGCCGACCTTAACCCCAACGTTGCCAACCGTAACAAGGGGGAGCGCAAGAAGCCGAAAAAGAACTTTTTCAGCGACGAGGCTATCGCAAAACTTGAAGAAATTTTCTTCGACCAGTCTTTCGAGTACCAGTTGCAATGGTATCGCGCAGGGCTGGAGCACCGTATTCGCAACATTCTCAAATCCCGCCAGATTGGCGCGACATTCTACTTTGCGCGTGAGGCGCTGCTACGTGCGCTCAAGACCGGCCACAATCAGATATTTTTATCAGCCAGTAAAACGCAGGCTTACGTGTTCCGCGAATACATCATTCAGTTTGCGCGACTGGTCGACGTCGACCTGACCGGTGACCCCATTGTGCTCGGTAATAACGGCGCAAAGCTGATTTATCTTGGCACCAATTCCAACACCGCGCAGAGCCACAACGGCGACCTGTTGGTCGATGAAATATTCTGGATCCCGAATTTTCTTAGGTTGCGCAAAGTCGCCTCGGGCATGGCCTCGCAAAAGCATCTGCGCTCAACTTACTTTTCGACACCTTCCACGCTGGCGCACGGCGCTTACCCCTTCTGGTCTGGCGAGCTGTTCAACAAGGGGCGCGCCAGTGCCGCTGACCGCATCGAAATCGACATCAGTCACAGCGCGCTCGCCGGTGGGCTTCTTTGCGCTGACGGACAGTGGCGGCAGATTGTCACTATTGAGGACGCCCTTGCCGGTGGCTGCACCCTGTTCGACCTCGACCAGCTCAGACGCGAAAACAGTGATGAGGACTTTAAGAACCTGTTTATGTGCGAGTTTGTCGACGATAAGGCATCGGTATTCCCGTTCGAGGAGCTGCAGCGCTGCATGGTCGACGTGATGGAAACATGGGAGGACTTCGCCCCGTTCGCCGACCATCCATTCGGCTCGCGCCCGGTCTGGATTGGCTACGACCCGTCCCACACCGGCGACAGTGCCGGATGTGTCGTACTCGCGCCGCCGGTAGTTTCGGGTGGCAAGTTTCGCATGCTGGAGCGTCACCAGTGGAAAGGCATGGACTTTGCCGCGCAGGCAGAAGGCATCCGCAGGCTCACTGAGAAATACAACGTCGAATACATCGGCATTGACGCAACAGGCCTCGGTCTCGGTGTATTCCAGTTGGTGCGCTCATTCTACCCGGCGGCACGCGGTATCCGTTACACGCCAGAAATGAAAACCGCAATGGTGCTCAAGGCGAAAGACACGATTCGCCGTGGCTGTCTGGAGTACGACGCCGGTGCAACTGACGTCACGCAGTCGTTTATGTCCATCCGCAAAACCATGACCAGCAGCGGGCGCAGCGCCACCTATGAGGCCAGCCGCACCGAGGAGGCCAGTCACGCTGATATCGCATGGGCCACCATGCACGCCCTGTTAAACGAACCGCTTTCTGCCGGTAGCGGCATGCAGCCTAAATCTATTCTGGAGTTCAACTAATGGGTAAGCAAAAATCCCGTAAAACCGCCGCGCAGAAAGCCCGCGCACCACAGCAACTGAAAGCCAGCGCACCGCAAAAAATTGAGGCGTTCACCTTCGGTGAGCCGGTGCCGGTGCTCGATAAGCGCGACATTCTGGATTACGTCGAGTGCATCAGTAACGGCAAATGGTACGAGCCGCCGGTCAGCTTCTCCGGGCTGGCAAAAAGCCTGCGCTCTGCAGTGCATCACAGCTCACCGATTTACGTTAAACGCAACGTGCTCGCGAGCACCTACATTCCGCACCCGCTGCTGTCCCGTCAGGATTTCAGCCGCTTTGCACTCGACTATCTGGTATTCGGTAACGCCTTTCTTGAGCAGCGCCACAGCGTCACCGGACAGTTAATCAAACTGCTGACTTCACCGGCAAAATACACCCGGCGCGGGGTCGATGACTCGGTTTTCTGGTTTGTGGAAAACTTCACTCAGCCGCATGAGTTCGCACCCGATACCGTGTTCCACCTGCTGGAGCCTGATATTAATCAGGAGATTTACGGCCTGCCTGAATATCTCAGCGCGCTTAATTCCGCATGGCTGAATGAATCCGCGACGCTGTTCCGCCGCAAGTATTACCAGAACGGCGCGCACGCAGGTTACATCATGTATGTGACTGACCCGGCGCAAAGCGCGACTGACGTCGAATCGCTGCGCGATGCAATGCGTAACTCTAAAGGGCTCGGCAACTTTAAAAACCTGTTTTTCTACTCACCGAACGGGAAACCGGACGGCATAAAAATCGTGCCATTGAGCGAAGTCGCCACAAAGGATGACTTTTTCAACATCAAGAAAGCCAGCGCCGCTGACCTCATGGATGCGCACCGCGTACCGTTCCAGCTCATGGGCGGCAAGCCTGATAATATCGGCTCAATGGGTGATGTTGAGAAGGTGGCAAAGGTCTTTGTGCGTAACGAGTTATCGCCCTTACAGGACAGATTCAGGGAGGTAAACGACTGGCTCGGCATGGAGGTCATCAGGTTCAAAGAGTACACCCTCGACAACCCGGAATAATTCCCCCTCAAGCCGCCATTATGGCGGCTTTTTCATGCCCTGCCACCATCACGCCTCAGACGCGCCACACGCTCACGACCACACCCGACCACCAACGAACCGACAACAATCACGACAGCGCCATCACGACGCGCTCAGACGATAATTTTTATTATTACGCACCACCGCTGGCGCGCAATGCTTTCCCCGCCACGCCTGCCCGCTTTATGGGTCGGTTTTAATGCAGTTGCATCAGGAGTCCCGAGCCACGCTAGTACTGGCGCGGTCAGGCAAAATCAAATGTATAACACGAATGCGAATGTATGCATTTCAATGCAGGATGTTGAGCTTTTAGTGACAACCTTTGTAGTGAAAGCATAAACTGAGGCTATTCGCGATTAAACATGTCAAGGGAATAGTATGTCGCAGCCTAGAAACATAGAATTTATTGAGACGCAATTTCTTTCGTTTGACCCGAAGAACCCTAGATTTTACCGCTTGAACGACGCAAGCAGTGATGATGCAGTCATTGAAGAAATGCTTGATGATGAGAGTGTCCATGATCTGATGCTTTCAATTGGTCAGCAAGGATACTTTCCTGGCGAACCGCTGTTAGTGTTCATGGATGGATCTAATTATGTTGTTGCGGAAGGAAACCGCAGGCTCGCTGCTGTCAAGTTGTTGAATGGGGAGCTAAGCGCTCCAACGCGTAAAAGCAAAAGTGTGGAGGATATCAAAAGCGATACTACCCACAAGCCAATTGAACTCCCCTGTCTGGTGTATCAGACGAGGGAAGAAGTTTTACGATACATCGGTTACAGACACATTACCGGTGTAAAGGAATGGGACTCACTGTCGAAAGCTAAGTATCTTAAGGAACTTTGTGAGGAGTTCTATAAATCTGTCTCTAAAGATGACCTTCTTAAAAATCTTGCAAGAGAGATTGGCAGCAAACCACATTATGTAGGAGCATTGCTAACAGCTTTAATGCTTTACGAGAAAGCTCAAGAAAAGGATTTTTATGGGCTAAAAATGGATGAGAATGATGTGGAATTTTCATACATCACTACATCCCTTAGTTATACAAGCATTACTGAATGGCTTGGGCTTGAAGATAAAAAAGATTTCGATAGTGACGATATCGATGAAGAAAATTTAAAAAATCTTTTTGCATGGTGCTTTGTCCGCGATTTGCAAGGACGAACAATTATTAGAGAGTCTCGAAGATTAAAAGACATAGCTAAAATTGTTGATAACGACGATGCGGTTAATAATCTGAAAGAAACTGGAGATATTGACCAAGCATATTTATATACGAACGGGCAGCAAGAGGCTTTGGAAGAGTCAATGCAGGCAGCAACTGCAAGATTGCGTGTTGTTTGGAACATGCTGCTTAAGCTTGATTCCTTTAGCGCCGATGATGAAGAATCCGCCAATCAGATGTTTGAAATGGCTAAAAAAATCCGCTCCCATATCAGAAGCGTGCGAGAGGATGACTAACAATGCTGTTCAATTTGGAATCATTACCCTCAAACGATGTATTTTTTTGGGCAGATTTTATAGAAATTCGAGCGCTTGTTCATCCAGATAAAAGATTTAACCGTGGTGAATTAGATAGCGTTATGCGCAACCAACCAGAGGGATACACAAGAGAACAATCTCAGGAAAAATGGCGCTTAGCGATTGATTTTATAATTCAAAGAGGAGTCATTTTCGGTGACAGCTATCCTTTTCACGTAAGTGATGACATGGATGAAGTCATTCTTAATGAGACCGAACTGGATCTTTTGACTGCACTGCAACATATGTATCTATCCTTATTGCTTTGCGCAAATATTAAATACATTCCTAAGCGTAGAAGGGCTGAAATCACGCGCTCTTTTGAAGTAATTAGTTTGCCCATTTTTAGTTCACTAATGCCCCGAGGCGTTCAGGTTGTCCCCAATTGGGCGGGTGGTGGCGAAGAGGCTAGATATCGCGGGTCATTGTTTGAAAAATACCAAGCAATCGCAAATGATATTAGATGCACGGCAGTGGGTCTGAGAGAACGGGATTTTAAAGTTGGTGACCATGGGGATGGTGGGTTAGATATTATAGCTTGGCATCCTATGGGGGATGATCGCGATGCTATACCTATCGCATTTGTACAGTGTGGATGTTCCCAAAAAGAATGGGTTGCTAAACAATTGGAAGCTTCGTACGCCAAACTTGGCTCTCGTATCCCTGTAACACACCCTTGGGCTACTTATTATTTCCTCCCACAAGATTTGAGATGGATGGACGGTGACTGGGCTTACAAAGCAGATATAGGAAATGCGATTTTTGTGGACCGCTTGCGCTTAATCAACTTAGCCAGAGAGAATGAGTTGATTGAAAACCTTCCTCTCCAGCCTTACGTCGCTGAAACCTTTGGTATGTCTTATCGCTAATTTTACCAGATATCTGGAATACTCCTTGCTACCGCCTCAAAAAGTGGAGGCGGTACTGCATTACCTACCACGGTATACTTCATGTTCATAGATGCCCGCTCAGTTTCAGGGAAAACTAAATTACCAAACCCTTGAAGATAAGCTGCCTCACGAAAACTAAAGCGCCGCGCACGGTCATTTGATGTAAATTGCCATTTATCTGGCCCTAATTTTTCAAGAGTAGGGCTAATCGGATGTAATGGCATATGCCTTGGGTTAGCAACTATGGTCTTAGATATTTGATCCCAATCCTGACGTCGATTTCTAGATAAATAATACCAATGAAAATCAGCGTCATAGAACTCGCCAACCGGCCACTCAGGTAAAGTACCTATCGCATCACGGATAGTATTCACCTTCTTCAAACCTTCGCCATGAGTTGCTGTAGGAAAAGAAAAATCCACACCAAATGTCTCATGTATGCCAACGATAAAAATGCGTTTACGGTCTTGTGCAACACCGAAGTGAGAAGCATTTAGAATCTGAGATTTAACTCTGTAGCCAGCCTCTTCGAAAACCTTGAACTGATCTTTCAGCAAATGCTCAAAGTTCTTTCGCACCATACCGGAAACATTTTCTACAATGAATGCTTTAGGCTTAACTATTCTAAGTGCCCTTGCAAACTCCAAGTAAAGTGTGTTGATTTTTCTGTCAGCCTTTCGAACCCCACCCTGGCTAAAACCCTGACAGGGGTAGCAACCGACGAGCATATCGGCTGAAGGAAACGATTCGATAGCAGAAACATCCCCAAGGACGTAATCGGTTTCGGGATGGTTAGCCAAATATACATCACGCGCGTAAGGTAGAATGTCATTTGCCATGAGCACATCGAACCCTGCCCTCAACACTCCAGCATCAGAACCACCACACCCAGAAAAAAGCGACACTACAGTTGGCATTGACCCCTCCTAAAAACCGACCGCGTATTATAGCGAATCAGGCCTCGGAAAAAAGCAAGATTTCACCAAGGCTTGATATTCTCACGTTTTAATAGCTGTGGCCATATCCAAGGAGAAAAAAATAGAATTTACTTTATCATTGATTTTCAATAGGTTTCGCGGAAAAAACTATTGAAAAAGAGCTGTTTTTCATCAGATTACCTTTGGCAAGTTCAGCTATCAGTCCGAGCGCAATTTCACGATCCCTTTCCTTACAAGCTCCCTCAGCGGTTAGACGCGCAATCATTTCGACCCGCTCAATCATAACGTGCTCGTTTAACTCTCTATCCACATAACCTCCGACATGAGATACTGTATAAACATACAGTAACACGTGTCGGTAAAAGGTGTGAAGAAAAAAATCACGCGAAATATACTGTATGTACATGATATGGATGAATATTAACGATTATATTTTCGTTGCGAGTTCAGCTAAAGCCGCAACACGATTGAGGATAATCCTAGCCTTAGCCTGATACGATGGTGCTGCGGTAAATATTTCTCCCTTGGCCGTTCCTCTCAACCATTTACCGTTAAAGCAACTTTTACCACCGGCCATCAGGTGCAGGGCTTCGCCCCGGCTGATTGTGATGCCGGTAGTCAGATGTATCTCGTCAATAGTTTTCGCTATAGCTGCGTTTTGCTCATCCGTTCCGTGGATAAATTTTCGCCGTATTGCTGGCTTTTGCTTCCTGAGTCGGTTTGTCAGCTCTCGTTTTTCACGTCGACTTAGGGGCTTAGATAAATCGAGTTCCGGTGGATCGCTTTCGCTTCCCGTACAGTTATTGACAGAACTCCGAGAGGGCGCAGGAGCGCCCTTAACGTCAACGGCCAAATCAACGGCACGCTTCGGCACAATTTTCCACTGCGTTAGCCGGGTTAAAATCGGAGTGCCAGCACCAATAGCGGAATCGTATACGCCACGAATGCAGACGGTTTCCTCACCATACTGATTAAACTCGGTGCGCGGTTCATACAGCGTGCGCACCTGCAAATCATCGCGACGGACAAACGGGCCACCCTGCGCATTAACGTAACCAGCCCAGTCACCGGCGTCAGCGGCATCATGGACGGCGGCAAACTCAACGCTCAGACCGTGCGCGGTCTCGGTATCAGCGAGACGACGCAATTCACGGTAGACCGTCACCGGCGCACCGCCGATAAACTGAAACTGACGGATGTGCCAGCGCGCCGCCCATGCTGATACGGCGGGGGCTGTCTCTTTCAGCAGCTCACCGCTTTCGTCATCGGTTTCACCATCGAGAGCATAACCGTCGATGTTTTTAGAAATGTATTTCGCTACATAGCCGGTAGCACTGCCTTTCTCCGGGTCGATAGCCTCAGCATGAAAGCGGGCTTTTTTAGCCTTATCACTTTTAAGTTCGTGGCGGTCTTCCTCCCATGCATAATCGCGGATGATGAGGCGCACGCGCTCGACGTCTTCCGGCAACATGAACATAAGCATGTGCCAGTGCGGCGTCCCGTCGTGATGAGGCTCGGCAACACGTATGCCGAAAATGCGGATTTCTTCCCGGTGCAGCTTGGCGCGAATGCGCGCCCAAAGGCCGGTGAGATAGCTCTGCGTGTCCGACGGGCTGGCACCGTTCCATTTGCTGTTACGGTAGCCTGCTTTGGTGGTGGCGTGATATTTAGACGGTGCGGTCAGGGTGTAAAACTCACCGACATAACCGAGCTCATTGCAGATGTTTTCAAAACCACGGATGCGGGTCATCAGCTCGCAGCGGCGTATCGCAGGGTTAGCGACCGAACCGTCGTATTTTTCAATCAGGCTGATGCGGTTGCCGTCTTCATCTTCGAGATCCAGCCCCTTGAGAAATTCACGCGTGCGGCGCTTCTGCTCACGCCAATCGGTCACGCAGTTTTTACTCGCGTAGGCGTGTCGTTTCTTGCTGACATTTCCGACGGCAATTTGCAGATGTTCGCGCCATGCAGCCGCAATGCGACGCAGACGACCACGCCACCACACATCGTTAAACATGCGAGCGATGGCCGGGGCAATTTCATCTTCTCCGACATATTTCTTTGTCACCCGCTCCCAATGCGGAGGGGTAACATTGAATTGCATAGAAATAAAACCGGCGCGCATGTACCAGGTGTACAGCGTTTTAAGCTCGCTAAATCCGGTGTCATCAATGTCAGCCAGTTCAGCGCGAATGAAATTAGCGATATCAGCGGCCAGCAGGTCAATATCGGCGCGCGCCATATCCGGGAGGCGGTTATATCTGGCAACCATATTGACCATTCGTGACGCCAGATATTGCATGAGTTCAGTATCAAAATGACCACCGAAAACAGCGGCTGATACACTGCTATTGATACCTGAGCACTCGTATTTTTTTGCGACCAGTTCAAGACGTGGCAATGCCTTTTTACAGAAGCTGATTAAAAAGGCATTGGCTCGTTGACTGCCCTGATTTTGTTCCAGCACTGCAGCGGTGCGATAAACGTCAAAACGCACGCACTCGGGCTGGAGAGAAAGCACTTTTCTCGCATGCAGCAAAGCCGCGAACATACGGTCGCGGCGATACTGTTGCTCATATGTGAGATATGGGCTGGATATTGCTGACCGTGGGACATTCCACGGAAACGCGTAAACGACACCCGTCATTCACATACACCGGCATAAACGCTACTGCATACAGTTTTGTCGTTTGTAGCAGCGAGTAAATCGAACTGGGAACCGCCGCGCGTAGTCATCGCCCAGTCACGATATGAAGCTATCCCATAGTCTTCTACGGTAATAACTTCAATTCGTTTTTCTGCTCGTCTCGGGTCGTGAGTCGAAGGGAAAAATGTTGAGTTTCCCCGGCGGGAACAGGCAGCAACAAGACGTTCCCACTCAGCAACGCGCGCAATCTCCTCCGGCCAGCGAGCAAAAATCTCTGCCAGCTCGGATTTTCTTGCATGAATACATGGCATGCAGCCAACGCGGCTACAGCCTTGTTGATAGAGTGGGTTCGGTTTAATACCGTGTCTTTTGGCTAAGGCAAATACGTCCTCATGTGTCCAGTTAAGAATTGGGCGGTACACATGCAAACCCGGGGTATTATCTGCATCCTCCTCCCACACAGGTAAAGCCGCGCGAGCTGGTGACTCCTGAGCACGAACACCCTGCCAGCTTATTACCTCGTCGTATTCCTCCAGTGCAGGTAATACAATCTGCGTGCGAATCGGCTCATGCTTAAGGTCAAAGGTGCAGAATCTTGCCTTAGTGCTTGGAAATCTCCCCTTCCACATACATAAATCGAGAAAAGGATTTCCGGTCGGGTGAAGAATTTCCAGCGCACGAGCAATACGTTCCGCCGCTTCATCGTGAGACATCCCGCACTCTTCAACCAACGACACCGGCCATTTCTCAGCGATAAACTTGCGCTTCCCTTCAATTTGTCGCGAAAAATCAGCTTTCACTCGGGTTAGTTTCCCGAGTTTTGATTCCAGATATTCCAGGTACTCCATTGTTTGAGGATGCTCATGCCCAGTATCCGCAAGCGCTGGCATATGCGTAATCCCTGCTTCGATGGCAAGCAGCCAGTCAGCAAGGCTATCTTTACCACCTGAGACAGAAACAATATTTATCGTACTTTCGGAAAAGCAGCGGGAATCAATCATTTTTCACCGCCTTAAATGCGTCTTCACAGAAAAAAGATAACTTCTCTATTTCTTCTGCCATTTCAGCAAGAGTATTAACCGTTGCCGTTTGAATTTGGTGATGAATCAGTCCGGAAATAAGCTGATTAATTTTCGGGTAATAACCGACAGTGTCGAGCCATTCCTCGCCAGCTTTTTTCCCCGATTTAACAACTTTCTTTTCATTCAAAATGAATTGATACTGGTCACTTGTAATAACCCATTTATCACCTATTTCTATACGAATACTCATGCTTTACCGCCTTTTGCCAAAGCGTCGATAATGCCAAGAGTCATCCGGCAATCAGCTAATGCACGGTGTGCCTTTCCTTCAACGCTAACTCCTTCATGTGCAGCAGCATCAACTAATTTGTGCCATTTATACCCCTTAAATCGTCCTGGCTCGCCGCGATACTCTGCATATAGCATCATGGCGCAGGCCGAACGCTCATTTAAAAAATAACAAAAGCCGTCATTCTCAAGCCCATATAATTTCGCAGTTTGATATATAAGCCTTGTGTCGTAATCGGCGTTATAAATAACAAAGCCATACTCAAAGAATAAAGAAGCTACTGCGCCGTGAATATCTTTCCACGTTGGCGCATACATAACCATTTCATCAGTTATTCCATGAATGGCCGTAGCCTCTGCTGGAATTGGTTTGGTTGGTTTAACCAATGTATTTAGCATGATAAAACCAGCGCTATCTATTAAACAGATTTCTACTATTTCCGCATCATCACCCAAACCCGTAGTTTCGGTGTCAATAAATATACGGTCATCTTCAAGCCATTTTTTTGCACGCTGGCTAATAGTTGCATTGGTAATGCTCATAAAGCACCTCCGTTATAATGTTTACTTTTCAGTTCTAAGATTTCCTGACAGGTAACGCAGCACTGCACGCCCGGTATGGCTCGGCGGCGCGCTTCCGGGATAGGTGCATCGCATTCCTCACAGATAAATGCAGAAACCTCATGGCGACGGCTGCGCGCGTTGCTGATGTGGCGCTCGCGGTCTTCCTGTTCGCGCTGTTGTGCTAAATCCATTGCGTCGGCCATTAGTGCAGCTCCTGTGATTCATTCTCAAAGCGGGTTGCTTCACGACGCAGCAGTTCGGCAGCTTCGGTGCCGCTCATACCCTCTTTGGTGATATGGATAGCCAGCGCCTCAAGGCGGATGGAAACAGCGAGCGCGCGGTCTTTACGCTCTTCTTTTTTTGCATCGGTCAGCAATACGGCCAGCGCATCACTATCAGTGTTAAAACTACGGATTTCGGTATTACGCATAATTGATTCTCCTGATTTCGGGCAATAAGAAGCCCGGCGGGTTTACGCCAGATAATTTCTTTTGTTTAATTAGCTATAACCAAATACGACGGCTGGTTTACTTTTCAATTGGCTGATAATTTCAGCTTTCAGGCTATCTTTAAACTGCTTGCAGCACTCCCATTCCGGGTCAACTCGTAAAATTATCCCATCGCGGGTTTTAATTTCAAAACCGTCTTCCATGTTCGGAATCATGGCACCTAAAACAATCCTTAATTCATCGCGTGACATGTTTAACCCCTTTAATAATAAAGTGGACAATACGAATAATTAAAAAACCTGACGATTTCGGCGGCTTTGTTTTCAGCCCTTTTAATAATTCGGACTGTGAGTGGCTCGGGTGCCAGCGCTTGCCTTCCTTACCTGCGATCCAGCCGTGGCCGTAGTGCATGCCGGGGCTTTGTTTAACGAGCAGAGACGCGAATGACGGTTCACTTTTCAGCATACGCACCTCAAATCAGCCCGAAGGATGCGCCAATACCGCTCATGGTATCGACCACGCTCGACATAGCGGGATTAGTCTGCAGACGTGCATGCAGCGCCAGCGCCGACAATGACAACATGCGAATGCCAGCGTTAACGCTTTCAATCATGTTGTGCTTACGGGCAGAGGTCAGGCGCTCGTCAGAGGCTGCACCGCTCGCCAGCTCGCCGAGTTCACTCATTGCACGCATGACATAAGACTGCAATTTGTCTTTAGCCAGCTCATTAACCGGCACGCATGGCAGGCAATGAATCTGCGCCAGAAAACCATCAACGAGGGTTGAATCTTCGGTCAGGTCAGTCAGCAGCCACAATTCAGGCGGCGTGAACTGGTGAGGCTGTTCCGGGTTGAGCTTGTTACGTAACGTCTGAACATTCATACCCGCACGCTCGGCAAGCTTCGCCATGTTGTGACGCTGCGCAAAAGCCCGGCACGCTTCGTCATAGTGGGGATGTTTGGAAATCTGAAAATCAAACATGTTGAGCCCTCAAAATTCACATAAAGTGAATTACGCACCAATAACGAGTTGAAAACGGGAATGGCCCAATGCCTTACGCATCTGTTCCTCTTTCCAGCGGGCATAGTAGATACGAACTTGACCGCCAGCACGTTTACAGCCCTTACGGATAACGCGAGGTTCGATAGGTAAACGCGGGTTATCTCCGGTAGTCCAGCGGCGCGCGGTGCGGTATGACACCCCCTCAAGTTCTGCAAACTGTTGCAGGGTGACGATGGGGGCGGGCACTTTGATGATTGCGATTTCAGAAGCCATGTTGCATGATTCCCTATTTGCCAAAGATTGCAATTAAAGGGCCACCGTTTACCAACATAGGGCCATCAATTGCGTAGGTTTAGCCAAAATATACTTCCCAATTGAGAAGTAGTAAATAGGTTTTATCGATATGAGAATAGATTCTTTAGGATGGAGCAACGTTGATGTACTGGATCGCATCTGCGAGGCTTACGGTTTTTCACAGAAAATTCAGCTAGCTAACCATTTCGATATTGCATCGAGCTCCCTCTCTAACAGATATACCCGAGGCGCTATTTCGTATGACTTTGCGGCACACTGCGCTCTTGAAACAGGGGCCAATCTGCAGTGGTTACTTACAGGAAAAGGGCAACCGTTCACATCTTCTGCGACAGCCGAGGACACAATGAGCATCGAGTTATTCACATTAAGTGAAGAAATACTCAAAAGTGATGGTTCTATAACAGTCGACGCTCATTTTTTCACAAAGCCGCTTACAGATGCGATGGCTATACGAACGGAAGGAAAACTCCATTTCATTGATAAGCAGGCATCACTCTCTGACGGCCTTTGGCTGGTCGACATAGAGGGTGGAATTAGTATTCGAGAGCTAACAAAACTCCCGGGTAGAAAATTGCACGTTACTGGTGGAAAGGTTCCTTTTGAGTGCGGTATTGATGACATAAAGACGCTGGGTAGAGTGGTAGGTGTGTACAGCGAGGTTAATTGATGACTGTCCGTAAAAACCCCGCTGGAGGTTGGATTTGCGAGCTTTATCCTAACGGGGCAAAAGGCAAGCGTATAAGAAAGAAATTCGCCACCAAAGGTGAAGCGCTGGCCTTTGAACAATACACCGTACAAAATCCGTGGCAGGAGGAAAAGGAAGACAGGCGAACGCTAAAAGAATTGGTCGACGCATGGTATAGCGCTCATGGTATTACCTTGAAAGACGGACTAAAACGCCAGCTAGCTATGCACCATGCCTTTGAGTGTATGGGCGAACCACTCGCACGCGATTTCGATGCACAGATGTTTTCCCGCTACCGGGAAAAGCGGCTAAAGGGTGAATATGCCCGTTCAAATAGGGTTAAAGAGGTTTCCCCTCGCACACTTAATCTTGAACTCGCTTACTTCCGCGCGGTGTTCAATGAGTTAAATCGCCTCGGCGAATGGAAGGGTGAAAATCCTCTAAAAAATATGCGCCCTTTCCGCACAGAAGAAATGGAAATGGCCTGGTTAACTCACGACCAGATTGCGCAACTGCTCGGAGAGTGCAAACGCCATGACCACCCTGATTTAGAAACAGTGGTGAGAATCTGTCTCGCCACTGGCGCTCGATGGTCAGAGGCTGAGAGCCTGAAAAAAAGCCAGCTCGCGAAATACAAAATCACGTACACCAACACAAAAGGCAGAAAAAACCGCACAGTTCCCATCAGTAAAGAGCTTTATGACTCCCTACCTGATGACAAAAAAGGCCGACTGTTTAGTGATTGTTATGGGGCGTTCAGGTCTGCTCTGGAAAGGACAGGCATCGAATTACCGGCCGGGCAACTTACCCACGTTTTACGGCATACCTTCGCCAGCCATTTTATGATGAATGGTGGTAATATTCTGGTCTTGCAGCGCGTGCTTGGTCATACCGACATAAAAATGACGATGCGATATGCGCACTTTGCCCCTGACCATTTAGAGGATGCCGTTAAACTTAATCCACTGGCGATGAGTGGCGATAAAATGGCGGTAGAAATGGCTCAAACTGGCCCTTAGTTGGTCAAGAGTGGCCCTTTATGTCTATGATTTATAAAGCAACCTATTGATTTTCGGTTGTTCTGTTAGGAACTCATAATCGCTTGGTCGCTGGTTCAAGTC